GGATAATAAGCGCCGATCGGCTGACCAGGTGGAGTTCGAGCTTCACTGGGAGGCTAACATATTGCAGTTATACCATGATGTGATCGACCGGAACGTGCGGCCCACCGCTTACACCTTTGTCACAGACTATCCAAAACCACGCGAGGTGTTTGCCTCTGACATGAGCACCCGCGTCCTTCACCATTATCTCGATATCCGGCTTCGCCCATTACTGGAAGCCCGCATGAGCCAACATACCTTCAACAACAGGGTGGGCATGGGGCAGGCGGCTTGCCAGAATGCACTGATCAGTGACATTTATGAAGTGTCCGAAGGATTCACGAAGGATGCGTGGATCGTTAAGCTCGACATGAGCGGATGCTTCCCGAACATCAATCAGGACATCGCCTACCGGCAGCTTGAGGCCGTTATTGTGGAAGATTATAAGGGTGACGATTTTGACGACCTGATCTACATCCTTCAGGTGTGTGTATTCAGCTATCCGACGCAGCACTGTTACAGGAAATCCGAGCGGATTAAATGGCAGAAGGTGAAGGCCGGAAAGTCGCTGTTTGAGAAAGACCCAGGCATCGGTGCGGCTATCGGTCACCTGGTCTGGCAAAATGCCGTCAATTATTACTTCCACGAAATCGACGAATGGATATTGTCACAGGGAATTGCTTATGAGCGGTTTGTCGATGACATGGTTTTCGTCGTCAGCTCAAAGGACTTCCTGCTACTGATTCCAGAACTTCGCAGCAGGTTGGCCGAGCTCGGAGCCAGGCTTAATGAGTCGAAGTTCTACTGCCAACACTACACGAAGGGAGTTGAATGGTTGGGCGTTCATATCAAGAAGGACCGCGTATATCTGAACAGCCGCACCGTCAGGCGTGGAAAGATGAAGGCGAAGAAGCTGAACCGGCGCATCGACCAAAGCAGGATAGATTTTGCGCTTTCGTCTGTCAACAGTTACCTCGGTCTATGCAAGAATGTCAACGGATATAATCAGGCAAAATCCATTTTGCAGCAGATGTCTCCGAAATGGGGAAAGTTCCTGACCTTCGACCGCAGGCGGGTCTGCATCAACGCAAAACCGGAATATTCCCTACGCAACCGGATGATCGAAAAATACTCACTCGTCAAGACAACGAAACCCCATAAAAGAAAGTTATCAGTAAAACCCATAACCCCACAAATTTTTACAACATGAAACAGATAGAAATTGACAATGCCATCAACGCCCAGCGTGAGATTATCCTCTCCCGCATGAGCAGTCTCCAACAGACGGACTATATCGCCGCAAAGATTGCTGAAGGGAAAGCGACCAAAACCGAATATCGCAGCAAGATTGACGAGCGCCAGGGCTGGCGTGATGAGATCAACGCAGCGCAGGAAGAGATCGACCGTTTGAGTGCGCTCGAACCCGATCCTGAAATCAACGATTTTGCAGAGTAAACCCCAGACCACTTTATACCCGATTAGTATGAGACCAACCAAACGTGAAATTGCCCACCGCCTCCGTCAGTTGATGAAGCAGGCGAGGGAAAATCGACGGGAGCTGACACTTCAGCCCAAGTTTCAGGATGACCAGTCCTGTCTCGATTCGTCGGGTGCCATACGCTTGACCATTGCCGACATCTTGCCGACGGTCGACAACAGTCTTGGCCTTCCTCCAGGAATGGAGCTGGAGACCGGACTGAAGGGAAACGACATCTGGCCGGTCAGTGTGGATGATGTAAGCGTGGAAGAAGAGGATGAAGTTGGCGAACTGTCAGATCAGCAGCTGGGATTCTCTCATGTCATGTGTGAAAACCCCGTCCGCACCGCCATCACTGTCGAGGTCAGCAATATGGCCATCGACGCTGCCGGCTTTGACCTGCTTTCGTTTGTCCGTCAGAAATTCGCCATTGCCCAGCGCAAGTACATCGCCAGCCGGTTGTTCAGCAACGCTGAGTTCGACGGAAACAATGGCCCATTCAGTGCCGACCACTTTACGGAGTGGTCCGTACCATCGGCCGGCTTTTACTCTGCCATCATGGCCCGCATGACCGCACTTGAAGAGGCAGGATTTGATACAGCAGATGCTTGCATCGTCATGGACTTCGACATGGAATGCTTGCTAAAGGTGACGCCGATTGTGCCAAACGAAGGCCGGATGGTCATACAGGATGGACTCTGCTGCGGATACCAGTACGTCGTCAACAAATATTTCAACACCGAGCTCAACGCGCAGGGCGAGCTGGTCAAGAAGGACTGCGATGCCATCGGTATTGCTGTTTTCAAGTGGTTCAAGATTGCACAGCATGGGACTGCCCGCCTGATCATCGACGGCACCAGTGCCGATGCGGCAAGCCGGAACGTGACGGCCATCACCCTCAACACCGCCTGGTCATTCACCGACCTAAGTCAGAAGATCAACGGGCATGATGAGATGCAGGCCTTCCACACGTTGATCATGACGCGTGGCTATCTGGCTGACAACAGCGACCACATCTTCGAGACATCTGACGGCTACTTGCTCCAGGTCGGCATGAGCAGTTACGACATGAATCTTGCCGACGTGAACAACATCATCCTCACCGCTGACGGGCAGCCGCTCGTCGTAGACCCTGACCGGACATGAAAAGAGTCAGCAAGGCCATTGTCAGCGCATCACCTTTCGCCGAGTCAGCAGTCATTTATCCATCGGCCATTCGGTCGGTAAACCCACAACCACTTTGCGCCCGAATAATAAGAAGAGATAATTTATTTTGCAATGAATACGAACAAGAAGAAGATCGAAAGAAGCCTTAAATTTTCCGGCCTCCATGTTCGCGAAAGCGAGGATGGGGAGAGAAGCCGTACGGTTGAAGGTTATGCTGTCGTTTTCAATCAGCGCAGCGTGAACCTGACGCCCTGGAGCTCTTACCGAGAAGTTTATGAGATCATGGAAAAGGGTAGTATCAGTCAGGATTTGGTCAACCGGTCTGACGTGGTATTGACCGCCTTTCACAACAACGAAATCATCCTCGGCCGCTCAGTCAACGGTCGCGGAACTCTCCAGCTGCAAGTCGATGGCAAAGGTCTTGCTGTCCGCTGCACGCTGGCAGACACTGCCACCGGCAATGAGCTGCTTGCCAGCATCGAGCGCGGTGACATCACCGGCATGTCCTTCGCCTATACCGCCGACGAAGAGGACAGCGAGAATGGTGTAAGCTATGAGCGAATTGACACTACCGCCGACGGAAAGGAAGTTTGGCTCCGTCATGTCAAGACTGTCACCGGCCTTTATGACGTGACCATCGCCGGCCACCCTGCCTATCCACAGACGGAGATTGCCCAGCGCGAAGTCGACAGTTTCCTTGACGACCGGATCGGTGAGCCTGCAAAGGTAATCGCAAAGCGCGAAGCCGAAGCACAGGCAGAGAAGGAGCGCCTGGAGCGCGAAGAACGTGAGCGCAAGGAGCGTGAGGCTGTCGAAGCTGCCGAACTGGCTGCCGACCTGAAACGCCGTCAGCGCGCCATGTTTGCATTGAAAAGAAGTAATTTAGATTTGTAATAACCCCTTAAACCCGTTTAAGAAATGCCAAATTTTAAAGAAATGACCTACGACGAGCTTCAGGCTTTACGTCGTGAAAAGATGGACGCACTTGGTGAAATCTACAACCGCGCCCAAAACCGCAAACTCAATGAGGAAGAAGCCTCTAACGAGTACAACCTCAGCCGCGAAATCACAATGATCAAGGAGGAAATCGAACTCCGTCAGGCTGACTCCGATCATCAGAAGGCTGTTGCCGACCAGATGAAGGAAGCTCACAATCAGCAGTTCCGCGAGTTCTTGAAATCTGCCCGCACCTCTTCAAAGATGGAGCGTGAAATTTTGTTACTCCCAGGTACCAACAGCGACGGCACAAGCAACACTAAAGGAAATGTGGATGCTTCAGGTGCCATCCGTCTCACGATTCATGAGATGATTCCTACACTCCACGAAGGACTGGGACTTCCTTACGGCTTGAACATCATCAGTGGTGTTGAAGGTAATGAAGTGTGGCCAGTCTCTGTGAATGACGTGGAGATGAACGAAGTGGGAGAGGTGGAAGCATTGAGCGACCAGGTTCTCAACTTCGAGAAAATCACACCAACAGTTCGCCGCTGCGGTTTGACCGTTCCTGTTTCAAACATGGCAATCGACAATGCAGCATTTGACCTTATGGCCTTTGTTCAGGCTAAGTTCGGTATTGCCTTCCGCGAATACTGGGCAAAGAAGATTTACAGCCGCGCACTCTGGACCGGCAATAAGGGACCATTCTCCGGAATGGCTGCATCTGGCGTCATCACCATCGGTTCCGACACTTACAAGCAGATTCTTGAAGCTGTTGCAGAGTTCAGCAACAAGGGCTTCTTCGAGGGTGAAGTTTGTCTGTCGATGGACCGCGTGACAGAAGCCCAGCTCATGTCAACTCCAAAAATCGCTGGCGCTGCTGGTGGATTCTGCATCGAGAACGGCCGCTGCTGTGGTTACCGCTATACCACCAGCCACTTCGTAAATACCGAGTTTGACGAGGACTCAAAGCTCATCGCCGGAAAAGGTCGTTACCTTCTCATCGGTTACTGGGAGTGGTTCGCTGGTCAGCAGCATGGTGATGTTCGTCTGTCAATCGACGCAACCAGCCGCGAAGTTGCAAAACGCAACATTACTGCTGTCACCATCAACACTGCCTTCTCAATGACTGATCTGTCAGTTTATATCAACGGAGCAAACAATGCCACCCAGGCATTCGGCTGCTATGCTGTCATGGGCACAACTCCTGACGTCCTCATCGGCCAGCACGCTGTGTCTGTCGGCAAGTCCTCAACTTACACATTGAAGGCTGTCAACAACTCTGGCGCAACTGTTACATGGTCACTGTCTGCCGGCACTGCAACTGGCACAACCATCAACAGTTCAACCGGTGTTGTTTCTACCGGCTCAACTGCCGGA